TGGTGTATCTAATACTTGTACTGCTCCATTTAGATTGTCGCCGTCCCACCAAATTTTTAAAACATTGTGTGAAACATTATTTAGGTTCACTACTGATGACTCAGGGTGATCTAACTCTCCTAATGCTCTATTTTGATCGATATATTCCTTTTCATACCGAATACACTCTCGTGCTAATATGTTTTTTGGGTATATCCTGCCATTTTGATTTTTTGCTCCAGCGCGTTGCAATACCCCTTTTACTACCATTCCTCCTGGCACACCATATGAATCCCCAGAAGTTTCATTTAATGCATCAGTTGGTATGAATGGTATATATTCTACTAATAGTTGTTTAGACATAGTTATTCTCCCAAACTCCTAACTCTTTCAGATATTTTTAATAATCTTTCAGAAATTTTATTTAATGCATTGAATGTAGATTTTCCATATTCTGCTCGTGTCATCCCGGATTCTTTTTTTAATTTTCCGGTATAATTTATTAATGTCTCTATCTCATGAAGCCTTTTTGATACTTGTCTAATCGTTTCATTAACTGTACGCGATGGTGATGATTTTGGTCCTTTACCCATTGCAAATTTAGAATATGACTCAATTAAAGTCTCATATTTTTTATCCATAGCTTCAGATACAGATGCCCATGTCATTTTCTTTTTCTTTTTATCATATGCTTTTCTAGATATAAATGCATTTGGTGTACCATATGGGCCAGCGCCACCGGAGGTACTTGCTTCTTCTAAATCGTCTTCTTTAACAACTTTAATAATATCATTTGGATCGGTATCTGGTTTTACTGTACTCAAATCTTCGGGTGATACTTCAATTGTTGCTTCATGTACGCATTGACACATTTCTTTGATCATACCACATTCTTCACATAGTTTGGATTCTTCTAAAGTTATGAATTTATTCTCTATTTCTTTTAATAGTGATTTCATTTTATATTCGCCTGTTTTAATTCTTTTATTAAATCGAAATATCTTAATAATGATAATACATGAGACTCCTTAATAACTTTCATTGTCTCAACGTTACAAAGCATTTCGGATAATTTTGTTACTTTAATCTTGGTTACTTTATCATCTACTTTTTTAATTTGTTCCTTCAATTGCTTTTTGATTGGTGGAATTATCGTACGAATATATTCTTTTAACGCAGTAGTATCATTAACGTGTGTAATATATTTATTTAATAAATTCTTTTGTTCTTCATTTAAATTATCTGAATATTTTTTATTAAATTTATCTATTAATAATTTATAAGTTAATAAACGAATATCTTTATGTTGCTTTTTAAATTTTTCCAATATTGGATCAGAAAGTGATTTTTTCTGTTCACTAATAATAATATGGTTGGAAATTACATCCTTACATTCAAGTAATTGTTTAGGATTCTCACTTTCTTTATATTCAAATAATTTATATACAGAAGCTAATAATTTATAATTTCCAATCCGGATTTTAGAAACATGACTAAAATCAAAATTATTAGATATTTCTTTTACTAAATTATATCGTTGCCTTTTTAATAGGGATTTATTAAGTCTATTGTGGGTTTCTTTACATGATCTAATAAAATCTAATGCCTTTGCTTCTGATTTAAATTGCTCTTTTATTAAAGAATTGTACAATTGTAATTCTTTTGACAACGCAGTATTCTTTCCAAAATATTTTTTAATTATATCAATAGTTACTGATTTATCTGAAGTTAATGATTCAGATGTTAACTTTCTAACTAATATTTCGAAAAGAATTGCAGTATTTTTATACTTAGAATGTTTTAATTTCTTCATAATTGTGTACAGTTCCTTTTCATATAAATATTATCTAAATTATAAAATATTGTTTTCATCTAACATTGTTCCGGAATCTTTATCTTCACCATTTTCTTCTGTTATAATCTTAGGGCCTTTTTTCTTAATTTTCTTAAGAATATCAGAATTTTCTGTAGCTACAGCTGATCGTCTATTCCTGAATCTTGGGTCGGGTAGAAACGTTGACGTTTGATTAATAGGATCAGTATGTTGTTTTATTGTTTTCCCCCCAGTTGGATCCCATCCGAATTCATTTTTATGTTGTCCATATTTAATTCCTTCTGGTGGTCTTCCACCTGTATCTTTATCTTCAACGTCATCCGAACTCATATGTATTGATGCTAAATCATGGGGTGTACCATATGAAGTTCCTGTTAATATAGGATCATTTCCTTCTTGTTCTATTTGATTTTGTCGGAATCTTAATTTAAGATCTTCAATAACATTATTTCTTTCTTCTAACCACTCATCTTCAGACATATTAAAGATATACTCATAAATGTACTTATCAGAAACTAATTTTGAGTCTTTCATAGCAACGGCCAATTGAATTTTTTCATTCATCAACGCAACTTTTTGTTGATCATAAATTATCGATGGAGCCGTTAAATCTAATTCAAATCCAATTAAATCTTCCCCTTCGAACCCTTGAGAATATAAATGAATAATTCCAATTTTAACTAATTCTGAAACTACTATTTTTTGTACTCGCTCAATAGTTCTAGCAAATCGAATATCCATTGATGCTAATGTTGATTTGCCTTCTACCCCCTCATCATATCCTAAAAATGGTTTAGGAATCTTAAGAGCAGCCATCATTTTATGTTTAACATAATCAATATCTTCAATACCAGTAAAAGTCATTCCTGGTAATGTATCGATTTGAGTTTGACTATTTCCGCCCCTAACAGGTAAAAAATAATCTTCTAACATGTTATTTAAATTAAATTTAAGATTATAATTTCCAGTTTGTTTATCTACATATGGAATTTTTTTCATTTTATTAATGATAGTTTCCATAAACGAATCAACTTCATTTGGCGGAATATTACCAATATCAACTTTAAAAATACGTTTTTCTGGAGCACGCATTATTCTATGAATAAGCATTGCGTCTTCTAACATCATTAATTTTTGAAACTCTTGTCGAGCTCCTTCGAGTATGGATCTTCCATATGGAAGAAAATTAGAATCTGATAATAATCTAAAATGAGCTATTTCAAAAACATCATATTCCATGTGTTCAGCTGACGAATGTCTAAATTTAATATCATATTCGCCGGTGTGTTCTTCATATTCTTCAAGGCGTTCAACTTCATATGATGATAATGGACGTGCATTTAATATTCCAATTTCTTCAGAAATATCTAATTTTAAAAAGAAATCACCATATTTACACATATTACGAATCCATGGCCATAAATTAAATTCTATATTTAATATGTCATAATATAAATTATATAATATTTTTTGTATATGAGTTTTATTTGTCTTAATGGTTAATATATCACCAAATTGATCTGCTAAGGTTGATTCATCTGCGTAAATATCTAATGCTGATGAAATTATTGGATCGTGGTCCATCATTTCATAATCGGTATATAATTGCATCCGATTTTGTTGCATATAATAATTTGAATCATATCCGCCATGTCCACCATAACTCGCGCGATTTGCACCATGCAATCTTGTATACCTATCATAAAGTTTTGATTGTGATAAATTACCTGTGGATTGTAACTTGTTTGTATCTACAACCCGAAGTCGATCTTTACCATATTTTCGAACTACTACATTGGTAGAGAATAAATTTTTTAAACGTTTTCTTAATGACGCCATAATATCTTTTTTATTTATTAATAAATATAACTAACTACAGAAGCCATGTTAAATTTTCATCATCATGACCATTATGCCAATCCCATGAATTATTATCCGGTCTTTCGGTATTAGTATAAATTGTTGTATCTGTTTTTTGAAATTGAGATAATGCTCTTTTATTTAAATCAATTCCATGTTGTCTTAATTTTAATGATGTATCTCGTAACCATAACCCTATTGCATAACTCATTACTAAATCATCATTATATCCAACCTGTGATTGTGCTTTTCCATTTAACCAAACAAATACAAATAATTCTTGTATTAATCGTTTTGATCGAATAATTGGAGTTCCTTCTCTCATATACATTTCTAATGCAGATATCATTAATGGTCTTGTTCTAGCTGTTGTTGATACCCCAGGAACCATCTGTGATTTATCTTTTATATCATATCCTTTTCGAATTTGGATTTCTAAATCAACATAGCCATCATCTTTATATGTGTAAAACAAATTTTCATAATTTCTATCTAATGCTGGTTGAACTGCGGCCCATCCTATATTAGCATTTTCAATTGCGAGCAATGCATTATTCCATTCAGTAGCTACAGTTACTAACATATTACCAAAATCTTTTGGTGGCAATTTGCCTTTGTATTCTGCTACTTGTTTTATATCTTGGACATCAATTACATGAAATGCTGACCAATCTGCTCCGTCTCCACGTGCTACATCTGCTACTACTACATAATCTCTTGAATAATCTGGATATTCCCATATCCAATATCCATTGTCATATCCTCGTTTTTCTACCGGTTCTATACACTTACTTTCATATTCTTGCAAAATTAATCCATCCACCACAGTATGTCCGGAAGATATAAAATCACAATCACATTCTTGAGCGGAACCTCTTTCTCCTAATAATTTTGTTTGGTCATTTCTCCATTTCTGATCTCTATCTGGATGTAAATCCCAATGTAATTTAATTGTTTTAAATCCATTTTGGCCTGTATCTGCATCAACCCATATTTGATGAAACCAATTACCAATACCATTGGGAGTAGATAAAACAATAGCAGCGCCACCTGTTGATAACGTAGATTGTGATGCTATCCATATGTCTTCGATATTTCTAATAAATGCAGCTTCATCAACAATTAATAATGATAATGCTTCTGATCGAGCGCCGGTGGATGCACTGGATATTGCCTTTATTTCTGAGCCGTTTTTAAATTTTAATGATAATTTATTGTTTGTAGTTATCATTGTTTTCAGCCAACTCGGTAAATTTTCATTCATTATTTGAACTTTACTTACTAAGTTTTTTGCTACATCTTGTGTTGTTGCAATAACAAGTACATTGA